CTAACCAACAGAGATCAGGCTAAAACTTTTATATATGCTTTTCTTTATGGTGCAGGACCAGCTAAGATAGGTCAGATTGTAGGTGGTGGTGAGAAAGAAGGTAAGAAGTTAATTGATAGCTTTCTTGCTAACACACCAGCATTGCATAAACTAAAAGAGAAAGTTAATCGGATATCTGAGAAAGGTTCTCTTCCTAGTTTAGATGGTAGACGTTTAATTATTCGATCTCAACACGCTGCTCTTAACACTTTGCTCCAGGGAGCTGGTGCTGTGGTTATGAAAAAGGCTCTAGTATTACTACATTCCAAATTAAAAGCTGGTAAAATACACGGCTCTTTTGTCGCTAATGTTCATGATGAATGGCAAATAGAGACAACAAAAGAACTTGCTGAATCTGTAGGTCGTTTAGGCGTTCAGGCAATTCAGGAAGCAGGACTCGCTTTAGGGCTACGTTGTCCACTCGATGGCGAGTTTAAAATAGGTGCTAATTGGGCAGCAACACACTAAAAGGAAATACATGGCTAATCTAAAACCAGTAGTAGTTCAGGCAGATGTTATGTGGGCTTTTCTTGACACACCTAATGAGATGAGTGGTAAGTATCAGGTAGACTTGTGTAACCTCTCAACAAAAGCTATCGATGAGCTTGAGTCGATGGGTGTCAATGTCAAGAAGAAAGATGACAAAGGCTTTTACGTTACAGCTAAGTCTAAGAACTATCCTATCAAGGCTGAGCTGTCTGACGGCTCACCAATCACTTGCAAAATTAAGAATGGCTCCAAAGCAATAGCTACTCTTAAACCGTATGCTTACAACTGGAAGGGAAAGACAGGCGTAGGAACAGGCATCAACAAGTTAGTCATAACTGATTTGATTGAGTATGTTCCTTCTTCTGATCCAGTAGCTGAAGAGTCATTGTAATTTGTCTAAGTCAATGAACAATGCAACTGCACTCATTGACGGAGATATTCTGACGTACCGCATTGGTTTCTCTTCTAATGAACCTGATGAGGAAAAGTTTGCTATTTCTCGGATGGGTAATTTTGTTGATAGGTTGATTAAGGTCACAGGAATAGATTCTTATGAAGGCTATCTGACAGGGAAGAAAAACTACAGATCAGAAATTGCTACTGAGCAATCTTACAAAGGGAATCGTAAAGAGGCTAGAAGACCAGTCCATTACGATTCTCTGCGTGAGTATCTTATTACTAAGTGGGGTTTTAAACTCCAAGAAGGTCAAGAGGCTGATGATGCTATCGGAATAAAAGCATATTCATTATCAGAAGATTCTAGCTGCGTCATGACTATAGATAAAGACTTAGACATGATTAGAGGATGGCACTACAACTTTGTCAAAGAAGATTTGTATTATGTTACCGAAGCTCAAGCCATTAAGAATTTCTACATTCAGATTCTTACTGGTGATAGAGTTGATAACATACCTGGTCTTAAAGGTATTGGTCCAGTCAAAGCCAGGAAGATTCTGGAGAACTGCACAACTGAGAAAAGTCTTTTCAAAGCTGTGAGTGAGAAGTATGATCATGACATTGATAAACTAACTGAACGTGGAAGGCTCTTATGGATAAGAAGAAAAGAGAAGCAATTATGGAAACCGCCAAACACTTCACGATAGGTTATGTCCAGTGGGTTGATGCTGTTGCTGATGCAGGATGGGAGGATAATTCTAAAGCTGATGTCCATCCTGTTCTAAGTATTGGGTTTATTGTTGACGAGACAAAAGATGCTATTTGTCTTGCTGCTGCAATCTCTTACGATCAGTCTAACTCTAGGATACACATACCTAAACAGTGGATTAAAAGTATTAAGAAAGTAAGACTAGATAAATTTTTAGATATAGGGAGAAAGCCATCAAAACCCAAAGCGCAAAAGCAAAAGGTAGAAAGCTCCAACAATGGTTCAGAGATCAGCTTATTGAACAATTCTCGTTTTCCCGGTCCGATGTAAGATCAACAAGTATGGGGGCTGGAGGTGAGGACATACAGTTCTCTCAAGACGTAGGAGATCAGCTCGGTATATCTATTGAATGTAAATCAAGAGAGTCTATAGCTGTTTATGCTTTTTATTCTCAAGCTGCTGATAATTGCCCTGAAGGTAGAGAACCTGTGGTTATTATTAAGCAGAATCATTCTAAACCTCTAGCTGTTATTGATGCTGAGTATTATGTTAAATTACTGAAAGGAACCAATGAGACATTTGATAATTCCTGACACACAGTGTAAGCCTAACAACTCATTCGATCACTTAGCGTGGGCAGGTGAGTACGCTGTTAAGATTAAACCTGATGTCATCGTTCACCTGGGAGATCACTGGGATATGCCCAGCCTTAGTGTTTATGACATTGGTAAGAAATCGTTTGAGGGTAGAACTTATCATGATGACATCGAGGCTGGTAACAAGGCTATGGATACCTTCATGAAACCTATCGTTGCAGAACAGAAAAGGCAGCGACTAAACAAGAAGAAAGTCTGGAAGCCTAAAAAGGTTTTTCTTATTGGAAACCATGAGTATCGTATTGATAGAGCTATTGAGTCAGACAGGAAGTTGGAAGGACTGGTTGGTTATGATGATTTTAATTTAAAGAAATATAACTGGGAGGTCCGTCCTTTTCTCGATGTAGCGGTCATCAACGGCATAGCTTACAGTCACTACTTTACTTCTGGTGTTATGGGTAGACCTGTCAGTAGTCCTAATCTTTTATTACAAAAGAAACACATGAGCTGTGTGATGGGTCATGTTCAAGATAGAGCTATCTCATTCAGTAAGAAAGCTGATGGCTCTAGGATCACTGGTCTATTTGCTGGTATCTTCTATCAGCATGATGAGGAGTATCTTAATCCTCAGACTAACGGTAGCTGGTCTGGTGTGTGGGTGTTTAATGAAGTCATTAGTGGTAGCTTCGACGAGATGCCTGTTTCGATAAACTATCTAAGGAAACAATATGGAAATTAAAAAGGTACTACAAACCAGGGCAGGTACTTATGGTGAATATAGGGACGTAAGTCAGATCAGTCAGGACATAAAGAAAGTAATTAAGAACTCTCGTAATTACCCACTAATGCCAGCTTATATGTTAGAGTCTCTTGAGTTAATAGCAAACAAATTAGCTAGGATTCTTAACGGTGATCCGTTATATGATGACTCCTGGAGGGACATTTCAGGATACTGTACGTTGGTGCTGATGGAAATAGAAGACATGGAGAACTCAGATGAATCTCACGATTCCTGAACTTATAGAAAAATTATCTGTAATAGATGAAATAGAAATAATTGAAATGTTAGATATTACATCTTTAGATATATTAACTAGATTTGAAGATATTGTAGAAAATAATTATGACAAATTTATAGAGGAAATAGAATGATGGATTTTTATCAAGAGTATATTGCTAAGTCTCGCTACTGCAGATTTATACAGGACGAAGGACGTAGAGAGAACTGGTATGAGACAGTAGATAGATACATGGACTTTATGAAAAATAATCTGGAGTCTAAACATAACTACATATTGCCTGTTGAGACGGACTCAGAGCTTCGTGAAGCGATTAAAAATTTAGAAGTAGTGCCGTCTATGCGCTCTGTTATGTCAGCCGGTAAAGCCCTTGATAGGGACAATACGGCAGGGTACAACTGCAGCTATTTACCTGTTGATGATCCTAAAGCATTTGATGAGGCAATGTACATACTACTGTGTGGTACTGGTGTAGGTTTCAGTGTTGAGCATAAGTACGTTGACAAGCTACCTGAGATCCCTGAGAAGCTGTTCAAGTCAGACACGACTATCGTTGTAGCCGACAGTAAAGAAGGGTGGGCTAAGTCACTACGTCAGGTCATCGCATTACTGTATTCCGGTGAGATACCTAAGTGGGACTTAAGAAAGATCAGACCTGCGGGTGCTAGACTCAAGACCTTTGGCGGTAGAGCTAGTGGACCAGCACCACTTAATGAGTTGATTGAATTTGTAATTACTAAGTTCCAGGGTGCAGCAGGACGTAAGCTCAACACACTAGAGTGTCACGACATTATGTGTAAGGTAGCTGAGGTTGTAGTAGTAGGTGGTGTTAGACGTTCAGCTATGATATCACTGTCTGACTTAGAGGATGACAAGATGCGTCATGCTAAGACAGGACAATGGTGGGAAGCTAATCCTCAACGTGCTCTAGCTAACAACTCTGCTGTCTATGCTACTAAGCCTGACGTTGGACAATTCATGAACGAGTGGACCAGCTTGTACCATAGTCACAGTGGTGAGCGAGGTATCTTCAATCGAGAAGCTGCTGTCAACCAGGCTAAGAAGAATGGACGTAGGGAAACAGACCATGAGTTTGGTACTAACCCATGCTCAGAGATTATCCTTAGACCATACCAGTTCTGTAACCTATCTGAGGTAGTGGTCAGAGAAGGTGACTCGATGTACGACCTTGAACGTAAAGTCAGACTAGCTACAGTTCTCGGTACATTACAATCTACTCTGACACATTTTCCTTACCTTAGAAAGATATGGCAGAAGAACACTGAGGCTGAGAGACTACTGGGTGTGTCACTGACTGGTATCCTTGACAATAAACTATTAGGAGATACTATTGAACAGACTAAAACACTTCTTGAACGACTCAAAGACGTTGCAGTTGATACTAACTTACAGCTATCCACTGACCTCAATATTCCTAGTTCTACTGCCATCACTTGTGTTAAACCTTCTGGCACTGTTAGTCAGCTTGTTGATTCTGCCAGTGGTATTCATCCTCGACATAGTAAGTATTATGTACGCAGGGTTAGAGGCGATAAGAAAGATCCTCTTACCACGTTTATGACAGAACAAGGTATACCGGCAGAGGATTGTGTCATGCGTCCTGAGTCTACTACTGTCTTTAGCTTTCCTAAGAAAGCACCTGACAACGCACTACTGCGTGAGGACTTGACAGCAGTACAACACTTAGACTTATGGATGATGTATCAGAAGCATTGGTGTGAACACAAGCCATCAGTCACTATCTCTGTTGAAGAGGACGAATGGGTTGAGGTAGGGGCATGGTGTTGGAAGAACTTCGATGATATCAGTGGTGTTAGCTTTTTACCCTATGATGGTGGAACATATCGCCAAGCACCATACGAAGAGTGCAATGAGGAAGAGTATTTGGAACTGCTTCATAATATGCCTGATACTATTGATTGGGATAGTCTCATTGAGGTAGATGACAATGTAGAAGGAACACAAACACTGGCTTGTACAGCAGGGGTGTGTGAGATCTAATCTTTCTTACTATTAATTAAATCAAACAGGGCGCGTACTTTCTCTTCTAACACTGAGATGCGTGCCCCAATCTCTGCCTTCCAAGTTATTGCCAGGAACACTACGATGAGAAGACCAGATATGATCTCCCAGAAGTTGACTATGAAGTTTTCCATTACTTTAAATATGTTTTAAAGAATTGTTCGTTTCTGTCTTTAACTTCTTTAACTTCTCCTTTATCATTTTCAAAATATCTTTTATATTCTTTTCTAGCGGTAGCCATATCACCTTTTAATACTGCCTCTGTAAACTTAGGAAAACTTTTTAAACTTCCTAAATTAAACGTAAAATCAAGAAACATTTCTTTTTGCTTTTGATTGAGAGTATCGTAATCTATCGGTTGTTCCATCTCATACTCTTTATAGTTTGTCTTTAAATCACTCTTTAACATCTTCTCGTACTTAATTAAATCTTCTCTAAATATTTCTTTTACTTGTTCTTTTGTTAGAGTGTCTAAATCAAAACCATAAACAGAATTACTATCTATTTCATCTTGAGTAAGTTTATGCCCTAGTCCTACTGTATCAAGACCACCTTCAGGAGATTCATATCTAAAAGGAGTTTTACCTTTACCTGTTTTATATCCTTCAACTCTTTCTATGTAATTTATAAATCGATCATCTACAGGATCTACTATCTGTGCTTGTCTTGACATTAACACTTCAGTCTCAGGCTGAGATATTACATTACCAAACGCATCATAGTTAACTGGAGCGTTCTCTATCACATCTGACGCAGCAGCCTCAGATACAATAGAAGGTAAAGAACTCTGTCTGTCTCTATAAGAATCAATCTCCCTAGCTAACTCACTCAAGGTAGCAGTGTCTGCCCCGGCAGCAGCCAGGTCTGCGTAGTCTTGTTCTAGTGTTCTAACTACTTCTGCTACAGTAGGTTGCTCAGGTATTTCTAAAGTTATAGGTTCTATGTCGATAGTGTTTACTCCTCCTTGTCCCATATACGGCATATCCATACCACCATAGTCGAACAAACCCCTTCTTTCTTTTTCAGACTGAGCTTGTTGTAACATCCTTCTTTCTTCGTTTGCTCTTCTTTCTATAGGTATGTTATTTTTTACTAACTCTTCTCTTCTTCTTCTGTCTTCTGCTATCTTAGCATCATACAGTCTTCTTTCTAAAGTGGATTGACCAAAACCTTGATCTTTAGGTGCAGCAGCGTCTTCCCGGTCTCTAATGTTTTGCTCTATTTGTAATTGATTTAAACGATACTCATCAAGAGGATCAGGGACCGCCCCTGCTAGTACCTCTACGTCACTCAACATTCTTTGAGGTTTGTTTCCTACGCTGTATCCTCCGTATCCTCCTACCATCCCTGCTGTTTGATTGTTGCCGTAGGAATTAATATTGTTACTGAGAGAAGTTGCAGGGGGTGGGTTACTACCGTAGTAGTACGCATATTCACGAGGAGTAGCCTGACCAGCCTGAGCTTGTCTATTGCTTGCTGTCACATAATCTATCATG